TCCAGCACCGTGAATTGATAGGTATTGCAGGCCCCCAGCGTCTCCCAATCCATGGTCGCCTGATAGCTCAGGATGAGATCGTGATAGCTCGCCTCTGTCAGTGTGCGGATATCTGTCACCGCCGTATGGCTGATATCCAGTAGCGGATGCCCTCCGGCAGCTGCTGCCATGCGGCGATGCCGCTGATATCCAGCGGCCGCAGCTTGGGGAAGCCTGTCAGGTCAAGGCTCTCCGTCTGTGCCTCCGTCAGAGTGCAGCCCGGCAGCTCCGGATGGCCTGTGGGATCTCCGTGGCATAGCTGGCACCGCCGGTGATGCTGTGCGGTGCCATCCAGCAGCTGATACCGCCGCTCTCCAGCTGCTGCCGGACCCAATCCGCCTCTTGAAATTCCTCGGATTTATAGCTGATGAACACGTCCTGTCCCATAGCGGTCGCCTCCGTTTTATGTCTTGTCATGGGCGATTATACCATGCAGACGCCGCTATTTCAACGGGTCAAGCCCCGGAAATTTCCCTACTCCTTATACGCCCCAATGGTAACGTCGGCATAGTACCAGTGTATGATCTCCTGCCACGTCTTGCCCTGACGGGCCAGCAGCTCAGCTCCGTACTGGCTCATGCCCACGCCGTGGCCGAAGCCCGTGACCCGAAAGGCAACGCCCTCCTCACCCGTATCCACGGTGAAGCACGCTGAGCGCAGAGAGAACAGCCGCCGCACCTCCGTCCCCTCCACGCTGACGCCGCCGATGGTCACACGCTCCACCCGGCCGGAGTCGTTGACCGTCCGATCCCGGAACCACTCCGCCGGGTCGCCGGAGAGGTCGGCATCCCCATGGGCCGCCAGAAAGATCTCCCGGAACTCCTCCGGGGAGAAGGTGCTGACGCTGTAATAGTTGGGGACGCTGTCCTCCCCCTCCGGGGTCTCCACGCTGTGCAGATACGGCAGCGAGGAGGACCACACATCCCCGGAATCTGCTGTGACCCCGGCGGAGGAGGAGTGGAAGGCCGCCAGAATGGGCGAGCCGTCATAGAGGATGATCTGCCCGTCGGTATCCCGCACTGCCTGCTGCACCTTGGTCTCGTACTCCTCCGCCTTGTCCCCCCACCGGGCCGCTGCGTCCTCCTGCGATACGTAGGCGCTGCAGCAGGCCGGGGAGGTACAGACATCCGCCTCCGGGTGGGCGTCCTTACGTCCGCCCGCCATGTGGTAGCAGATGAAGGTGCGCTCCGCCACGGCCTGAGCGTCCAGCGCCTGCTGGGAGAAGGCGGCGGGCATCTCCCCCCGCACCACCCCCGGCAGATACTCCGCCATGGTCACCTGCCGCAGCTCCTGCCCGTCCCACACGGTGAGGGCAATGTCCGCATCCGCCCGCTGCTCCTCAGCGGCGAGCGGCTCCGGTTGGGCCTGTCCCCCCTCCGGAGCCTCCGCCAGCCATGGGATGCCAAACAGCAAAAGCATCAGCACAAGTGTCACCGCCGCACAGGAACGCATGGGACATACCTCCTTCTCCTCTGTACCGTCCATGGGAATTTGTCCCTTCATGGTATGCACCGGCGGTGGAAAATAGACCTGCTAAAACCACAAGGCGGAGAACCTCTCGGTTCTCCGCCTTCATGGTAGGAAGATTGATGAAAAAAGTTATTTGTCTCTTGCAAGTATAGGATACCCAAGGGATGTTACAAAAATTCGGGGGTAATTATTACAAAAGTCTTAAATGTTTTTCGGCGGAAAATCAGCTGCTCACTCCCCCAGAATGTGCATGAATTCCTCGCCGGTGATGGTCTCCTTCTCATAGAGGAAGGCCGCCAGACGGTCCAGCTTCTCCCGGTTCGCCGTAAGGATGTCCACCGCCTTGTCATGCTCCCGCTTCACCAGCTCCACCACCTGTTGGTCGATCTTGGTCTGGGTATCGGCGGAGCAGGTCTCCAGCGCCACCATACCGAAGTCGTCGCTCATGCCGTAGCGGGTGATCATGGCACGGGCCAGTTTGGTGGCCTGCTCGATGTCGTTGGAGGCCCCGGTGGTAACGGAGCCGAACGCCACCTCCTCGGCAGCCCGGCCGCCGGTAAGGGTAGCGATCTTGTTCTCCATCTCCTCCTTGGTCATGAGGTAGTGGTTGCCCTCCTCCACCTGCATCGTGTAGCCCAAGGCCCCGGAGGTGCGGGGTACGATGGTAATCTTCTGCACCGGGGCGGAGTGGGTCTGCATGGCCGCCACCAGTGCATGGCCGATCTCATGGTAGGCGACGATTTTCTTCTCGTGGTCGGTCATGATGGCGTTCTTCTTCTGATACCCGGCGATGACCACCTCGATGCTCTCCTCCAGATCCGCCTGCGTGGCGAAGCGGCGACCGTCCCGGACGGCCCGCAGGGCCGCCTCGTTGACGATATTGGCCAGCTCTGCGCCGGAAGCACCGGAGGCCATGCGGGCCACCTTGTTGAAATCCACATCCTCGGCGATCTTGATCTTCTTGGCATGGACCTTTAGAATTTCCTCACGGCCCTTCAGATCCGGCAGCTCCACCGGCACCCGGCGGTCAAAACGGCCGGGACGGGTCAGTGCCGGATCCAGCGACTCCGGACGGTTGGTAGCCGCCAGAATGATGACACCGGTGTTTCCCTCGAAGCCGTCCATCTCCGTTAGCAGCTGATTCAGGGTCTGCTCCCGCTCGTCGTTGCCTCCCAGCTGGCCGTCACGTTTCTTGCCGATGGCGTCGATCTCGTCGATGAACACGATGCAAGGGGCCTTCTCCTTGGCCTGACGGAACAGGTCACGGACCTTGCTGGCGCCCATGCCCACGAACATCTCCACAAATTCGGAGCCGGACATGGAGAAAAACGGCACGTTGGCCTCACCGGCCACGGCCTTGGCCAGCATGGTCTTACCGGTACCCGGAGGACCCACCAGCAGGATGCCCTTGGGCATGGAGGCACCGATGTCCTGATACTTGCTGGGGTCATGGAGGTAGTTGACCACCTCCTGTAAATTCTCCTTGGCCTCGTCCTCTCCGGCCACATCGTCAAACTTGATGCCCTCGGCGGACTTGACGTAGACCTTGGCGTTGGACTTGCCCATATTGAACATCATGGAGTTTCCGCCGCCCATTTTCTTCATAAGGTTGCGGGACAGCATCTGCCCCAGTCCAATGAAGATGATCAGCGGCAGCACCCAACTCAGAATACTCACCAGCAGCGATGTCTGCTGGATCTCCGTGCCGCTGGTGGAGATGCCCGCCTCCAGCAGCCGGGAGACCAGATCGTCGTCCGGCACCATGGCGGTCTTATAGATGGTCTTTTCTTCGGTGTCGGTGAACAGGATACGGTTGTCCTGCTCCTGAATGTCCACCTTGCCGATCTCCTTCTTCTCCACCATGCTGACGAAGGTGTTGTAGTCCACCTCCTTGATCTGGTGCTCGGAGATCCACGGCATGGCCAACAGATTGAACAGCAGCAGCACCAGCATCACCAGCAGGTAGTAGTACAGCAGGGGCTTTTTCGGTGATTTGACCTCATTCATAGGCGTTTCCTCCGTGTCGTCCGGACCACTGAAGGCCTCCGGCGGCCCGCAAATTTTGATACCATCGATGGTATTGAAAAATAGTTGTTACATAGTGTAGCACAAGCCACCGGAAATAGTAAACGGCTAAATTGTAAACTTCCCACCGCAAACGGCACTTTTGCGTTTTTCAGGTCGCAGCAATAGGCCGCCGTATCGTTCACGCACAGGGCGTTGTACATCTGCCGCTTTCGCTCCAGATCGCTCTGGTCGGGCATGACCGTTCCCTGCTCTGTCTGTCCGTTTTCTGTTCCATGCCGCAGTATTTCTCCGGTCAGAATCTGTGATAGACACTGTATCTGCGCCATATCGTCTGTTTGTCCCGATTATATGCCAAGAGCCCCGCCCTTGTAAAGAGCCGATATGGGGCAGACGTGGATCAGGTCCGCCCGTCGGGGCAAAAGAAAAAACGGCAGGCATCCTGCGATGCTTGCCGTTTTTTTGGCGCGGAAGGAGGGATTTGAACCCTCGCACGCGGTTTAGGCGTCTACTCCCTTAGCAGGGTAAATCAAACCCGCTATAAATCAATGGTTTGCGGAGATTTTGTAGCCCATTTGTAGCCCACAAAGAGGGCTTATTTTTCGAGCTGATTTACTCCCCTGTGCGCCGCTTCCGTAGACACATGAATGTATCTTTGAGTGGACGCAAGCTTGGAGTGACGCATAATCTGCTGGACGACCGGCAACTCCACGCCTTTCTTTACAGCTTCTGTTGCTGTGGTGTGGCGGCAGGAGTAAGGAGGCAAATCCCGGATTCCAAGTTTCTTGTTGGTAGCATGGTATTCCTCATAGAATTTGTTTTCATAGCCGCTATACAGTAGGTGTGTTTCCGGTGATGCAGATTCTGCCAATCGCTGTATCACTGGGGACATAAAAACCGGGAATACAATGGGGGTGTCTTTCCGCTTTTTTGTTTTCCTTCCGCATCCGTATATTTCGTGCTTTCCGTAGTCGATCATGTCGGATTTACAGGCGAACAATTCTCCAGGCATCATGGATGTGTAAATCATGAGGAGCATATAACCCACAAACAGCTCCCCATTGTCCCACGCTTCCCACATGGAATTTACTTCCTGCTCTGTAAACGGTTCTGGTTCTTTTTCCACCAGCTCCGGCAGAACAATAAAACGGGACAGGTTTACTGTCACTGTGCCATTTCCTCCGTTGCTGGCCATCGCCCTTTTGTATAGGTGTGACAGCAAGGATTTCATGTCACGGGCCGTGTAGTAGGATGTGGATTGTTCGTTGACAACGTCCTGTAAATCATCTATGGAAAGTGTATCGATTTTCCGTGATATAATAGGCTCAAGGCGCTCCCGTGCCTTTTTGTAGCCTGCCTGCTTATCTGTGGAGAGCTTTTGCATATCGTTTTCGCTCCAGCCTTGCCACAGGGTTAAAAGCGTAGGAGATGCTTTTTGACCCTCTCCCGGCAGTTGGGCCGCCGCCCATTTCAGGGCTTCTGTTTTTGTCTGGAAGCCGCCCTTTGTGGGCCGTTTGCGAACGAGCCTATGGCTACCGTCCGCTTCCTGCACTGTGTAGGAATATCCAGCTGCACGGGCTGTCCATGTCTTTCCTCTTTTGTAGGCATTTCCTGCACCGTTTGGTCGTGACCGGCCTTTTCTCTTTTCAGCCACCTGTTTTTTGCCGCACGCATGGCAGTACACCGCCCCCGGCATAAGCTCAGCGCCGCATTTAATACAATTTGCCATTGTGTTACTCCTTTGATATGCGTACAACCGTAATCATGGCCGCAATCGTTACTGCGCTCCCGGCCAGCAGTACGGCGATAAGCACCCACGCAAACACGCTTGAACCCCCGCCGATAATCATTCCCGTTGTTTTTGCGCGGAAATCAAGAAACACATATACGGCCAACAAGAGCATTACAATTATAAGCGCGGATATTGTGATATAAATTACCCTTTGCTGCGACTTGATGCGCTTGTGCTGCAAGTCTATGGTTTTCTTCATGCTTTCTACATTGCCCTCTAATTTGGCAGCTTTTATCTCCGATTCCCTGCTTTGTTTTAACTCCTCCAGCTGTTTTTCTGCGGGTACATTTTCGACGATGCCAAAATACCGATCCAGCGACACGCCCAAAACGGCGCAAATGTCACCGACGTTATACACGCTTGGTGCTTTGGATGCCGATGCAAAATAGTTGTTGATGGTAGAAATAGAAATCCCCGTTTCGTCTGCCAGCTGCTGCGTGGTAATCCCTTGCCTTACCTTTGCTTCTTTGCAAATTTCTCTCAGCGTTTTCATACTTCTTTCCCCTTATTGGGCATAATCTACCCTTTTATTGCCGTGCAAATATTGTAAAAATCCCTTTTGGGGATTGCACTGCCCGATTTGTTTTTGATATGGTGGCGATGCAAACGATAAGCCGATAGGTGATTCGTGGGCAAAGCCCACCCTGTCCGGTGCGGGGGCGGGGTGGGCAAATCGAACAAATTTTCTAATTTTTTTATTTTTGTTGCACGAAACAGGGCAACAAACCCACCTCTGGCGTGTATAGGTGAAAAGACTTAATGCGGAGGAATAGAACGAATGTTTGCAATCGAAAAGAAATATGGTATAATTAGAAAAGAGCATCCCGCGCACGCCAAAGCGGATTTCCTGTCCGCACTGCGTACACTGACGGAAGAAGAACAAATCGAACTATGGAAGGAGCTTGAAGAAAATGGAATTATCAAACGCAAAAGTCCTGATTGCATCTGACGGCGAAAAGACATTCGTCCTCGTAAATGGAACACCGCTTATCGGAGATAAGATTGACTTCAAATCTGATATGTGCGGTGTCCGGCTCAGTGTGTCTAATGCCCTGCTTACACCTAACCTGTACAAAGCCAGTGACTTTGCCGCATTTGTGAAAAACAAGTTAGGTTATGATCTGTCCGTCATGTAAATCCCACATGAGGACGGTTTCCGGGTCTTGCTTATCCATGTAGGCAATGCCCACATCCGTCAGGACAACACCACCAAAACGAGAATACTCGGCATATCCGGCAGCACAAATCTCCTGTAACCCATCCTTTATTGCTTCTGGAATCGGCATGAAGAATGTGGAGTTTTGCTTCGACTGCCCGTATGCCCGGCGCTGGCAGTAATGCGTGTAGAGAGTTGCCAGCGCCTTTTTTGCGCTTCTTGTCAGCTCAACGCCCATCGCTGCGCCTCCTCTGCTGAATCTCTACAAGCTTCTGCATGGCCTCAAGAATCTGGTCATCCGTCCAGTTTTCAGCCTGTTCTTCCCAATCCTTCATAGTCGGCACGAATCCCTCGGCATTTATGCCGGGGGCTTTTTTTATGCTTGGATCATCCGTTTCGCCCTTTAGCCACTCCACGGATACACCTTTTAAAGCGGAAATCTGGAAAAGGTAATTTTTGTACGAGTCGCTTTTCCCTGATTCCCAATCGCTAACTATTGCCCCGCTCTTAAATCCGAGCATCCTTGCAAAATCAGCCTTTGCACCATGCACAAACTTTCCATCCGGCTTGTGGGGGATAAGAGAAAGAACCCGTTCTTGCATAATTGACATATTTGCTTACCTAAATTTGTTGGATTTGCCAAAATTCAATATTTATTGAATTTGCCTATTGCAAACTTCGCATTTATGAGGTATCTTTATATCAGGCCCACCGAAAAAGGGTACAAAAACACCAGCCCCCACGAAAGCGGCTTTTAACAATTTCTTTTGGCGAAGGTATTGTACCGCAGTTTTTGTGGAGTGTCAAGTGTGAAACCTCATGAATATGAGTTTTCGGTGGGCGTTGACTGCGGCGGGGATAGAAAAACCGCCCCGTGCGGTAACACGAGGCGGCGGGGTGCAGGAGTTTCCCCTCCCGACCTCCGCACCGGGCGGGGAGGGGATTTAACAGCAAAACGCGCTGTCTTTGCACTCCTGCAAGGCGATTATAGCACGAACGCCCCGCCGCAGTCAATGAAATCTCACATATAAGGAGGGAATGAAATTTGACATTGAGAGAAATGCGGGATAGAGCAAATCTTTCCTGCACACAGGTAGGCAAGAAACTGTTTGTTGACCAGTCCTGCGTAAGACATTGGGAATACGGAGACTGGGCACCGGCACGGAAGTATTACAAGAAAATGGCAAAGCTGTACGGCGTGTCGGAGGAGGAGATCAAGGCTGCTGCGGAAGCTATCCGGGCGGCGAACCGAGGTGAGAAGCGTGACAATCAATGATGTACGGAAGTCGGACAAGCTGTATCTGACCCCGGCAGAGGTTGCGGAGCTGTTGAATTGTGACCCGCAAGCGATACGGGACGCAGCGAGGCACAACCCCGAACAGCTTGGATTCCCGACAATGCGGGTTGGCAACAGGACGAAAATCCCCCGGATGCCGTTTCTGCGGTGGCTGGGGATAGAGGAGGAGTAAACATGGACGGGTACACATTGACGCTGGTC